CTATCCACCCCTATAAAGCGGCACAACGTGCCTTACACTTTATAATATATAGGCAAGGCAATCACATTGCGATGTGATTCGATTGTTTACATTTGTTATCATTTGAGTTGATTGACCAACCGGAACAGTGTTCCTAATAATGGCTTCATCAACACAGATTGAGGGATTTACGAAATGGCTCTTTTAACACTTAACGGCAAGCAACACTTCATCAACGTGAACAGCGTTGAGATTGCTGAAGTCGGTGCGGGGCGCTTCGAAGTGACTTACGATAACGACCGCACCTTTCTTGTGTCGGGAGGCCGTAAAGCTGGTGGATCGAGCCGCGACTGGTTCGTGCAGCATGAGTTGTTCTACGGCGACAAGTGGTTGCCCGCCAACTCCATGATTGAAGCCATCAAACTCGGCGCGCAATACTAATTACCAACAGGGGCTTCGGCCCCCACAAAACAAGAGGGAGTAACCATATGACTTTTGATTTATCACAATATATTCCATTCAACGTATTCGCGATGATATGGATTGCCTGCATGTTGGCCGGTGTAACGTTTGCCAGCCGCAACAATAAAGAGGGGAAGTAATCATGATTAAACCACAGCAAGCTGCGCCAATGGGCCGCAGTCACCGAGTAAGTTCAGACCGGGCTTGGCCGCTTCGCAATTCAGACGGCCTGACATTCGCAGAAGCCAAGCGCCTTAGAGAGCAGGAGCAAAGCAAATGAACGACAACGACGACGAACCGTTCGACCGATACACCGAACGGGCAAGCGCCACCTTGGCCTACCGGCTTATGGAATATCTGGAATTCCTTGGCGTGATAACAGACGAGCACGTCTGCTATCTGCGCTACCCGCCCATTGAATTGATCGAAGACGCCGAAAAAGCATTGAAGGATGAGACATGACAAGTGAAGAGTTTAAAGCAACACGCGAGAAGCTGAACATGACGCAGGGGCATCTCGCCCGCAAGATTGGGCTGTCCGAACGGTCTATAAGATACTATGAGCAAGGCGGTCGTTCAGTACCCGCTCCAGTCTCAATCCTTCTAGAGACGTTTCTAAGGGGTGTAGGACGCGTTAAGCAGTAATCGCTACCCCAACATAGCAGACACCCTGTATGCCTCTCTACGGGCTTTATATGGGCTTATAGGACTATTTAAAGGATAAGACATGGCCGGACATATTAAACGACGCACGATTGCATCGAACTTAGACAAGGTTGGCGAAACCGTTCTGCTGGAGAAGATTGCTTCCGGCATGACGATGGCTGGCCTTGCCCGTGAATTGAACATCAGCAATCTATCCCTCTATCATTGGATACGCAAAGACCCAGACAGGGAGGAGCGGTTCAAGCAGGCCCGGACAATCGCGGCTGACCAATGGGCGGATGAGTGCCTCGACATTGCCGACGCTTCGGACAACGTATCGGCCAACGCTGACAGGCTCAAGATCGAAACGCGCAAATGGCTGGCTGGTGTTGCAGCACCGGAGAAGTTCCAAGCCAAGCCGACCGCAGCGGTCCAAGTCAACGTGAACCAACTTCATCTTGATGCACTGCGCCAGCTAAACTTGGCGTCATCAAATCCACATGAAGCCATAGACCAAGAAATCACCATCGACATCACACCACCCAAACAAGTCGGCTCTCATAACCTCGATGCGGACGACTTGCCGGGTGTGTTTGACGACGATTAACGTAAAACTCCCATCCGTGCATGGTTTGACCCCTTCGGGCCGGGTTTGCAAAAATCCGTGCACGGTTTGGCTCTCTTAAAAATGGCTGTTTTCTGCAATCCGTGCATGGTTGGGCCAGAAGTGCATGGTTTTTTCAAGAACGTCCTATACATTTTGGGTATTTACTAATTCGTATATACATATTATGTATATAAACACCCCGTGTATAAGGGCTCATGGGTGGAAAAGGTCGGCACTTCCGGCCCAACCATGCACCGATGGCTGTTTTCTGCGGGTTTCCGCTCACGCCAAACCGTGCACGGATTATTTAAACCCGGCCCAACCCGGCCTGAAAGGATAAATACCTATGGCAACCCTTGACTTGATAGCCAAGACATTCAACTACGACCCAGACACCGGAGCACTGACCTACCGTGAGCCAAGAGGATCACTTCCCGCCGGACGACCAGCGGGCACGGCCATAGCAACGGGCTACAACGTAAAGTTTAATGGCTCCTACACCTTGGCCCACCGTATCATATGGAACATGATGACAGGCGAATGGCCACAGCACCCTATCCGCCATGTCAACGGTGACAAACTGGATAACCGCTGGAGCAATTTAGAGGTGCGGGTTCCGCTCCGTAACCGTGAGCCAATCACGCGCAAGCCTGTGCCCCGCAGCACCAACCAAGTCCCTGCGCATGGCGTTGGCCGTGTCGATTTTAATAAGATGGGTGTATCAAGGTTCGAGGCTAACGCTATCGTCAAGGGCGAACGCATTTTCCTAGGCCGCTTTGAGACAAAAGCCGAAGCAGAGGCCGCGTTCAAAGACCTAACAGGCTACGCCGCACCCGGCAGCCTATAAAAAAGAGGGGGCGCTATGCCCCCTCACCTTCACGTAAACCTATGAGCCGGTCAAGATACCATCGGGCCTTCTTCAAGTCCTCAATCGGCTTCCCCTTCCTCTCATAGCGCCACATATATTTCATGATATTGCCCTTGAGGTAGCCAGCATATGCCTCCGGACCCATCGACGCTTCGATCCCTTCGATGGCCTCGATGCCTCCGGTCTTATAGTGCGGTGGGCTATTGACCACATCGACCATATTTCTATCTAGCGCACCGAAGGGTTCGACACAGAGCGCCTCTTCATTCAGTGCATCCCTAATCTCTTTGTATCTCATAAAATCATTCCCATACATTACTCATCCCCTTCGCCTGCTTTGAAGTTAATCTGAACGCCGAAGAAATCGTCCGACTGCTCATCAATCATGGCGTTGATGACCATATAGTCTTCATCGCCTATGAGAAGTTCAAGACCACGGAACACACGCTTCGTTCGTGTCGCCCGGTCCCTTGTGGGGTCATAGCCATGCGTCTTCATCTCTCCGTTGAACTTACGCTGCGACCAATCCTTCCCCTTGGCTTCGTTGTTATCCTTGCACCAGTCGCGGAAGTCATTGAACGCCTCATTGGTAGTCATCTCATTGTCAGGGCCAGCCACGCAGCGTTCACTGATCCAGCGGGCCAATGCGTCCTCTCCTGCGAGATACTCATCGGTAGCTTGGATTACTGCCTGCGGTGGGTTCAGTCCCTGCTCCAGCCAAGACTTCGCGCCTTCGATAACCCACGCCAAGATGGCTGGGTATTCTTCCTTCAGCTTGTCCGGCAAGTCCATGTCCTTGCGGACTGGCTTAGTCTCGAACGGGATGAGGTGCATACGCCGACGCATAGCATCGTCCACGTTAGTAATCTCTGGCTTCGTATTGCCTGCGATTATAAGCGTGAACTGCGGATTGAACTCAAACAAATCCTGCCGCATGAAGCGCGCACTGATCTTGTCCCCGCCAGTCAGCGCCTTGACCTTGGCCTCGTCCCACTTACGCGACGGGTCAATCTCCTGCGCGTGCACGAGCCTCGCACCCATCAACGACGCCAACTCTGTAGGATGCCGCTGATTGTTCGACGCGAGAAACACGTCCGCACTGGCCACGGTGGCATAATCGCCAAGGATATTGCCTATGGCTCCAAGGAACGTCCCTTTGCCATTGCCGCCGGACCCGTGGGCGAAGGCGAGGACATGCTCTTTGGTGCTACCCGTCGCGGAATACCCAGCCAACCGTTGAAGGTAAGAGATCATCTCAGCATCACCGTTGCACGCCTCATTGAGAAACGCTTGCCATTGCGGGGCTGGCTTGCTGAAGTCCGCCTCGACCGATGTGCATTTTGTGCACATGCGAGAACGGTCGTGTGCGAACAAGACCCCCGTCTTCAGGTCCACCATGCCCGACCGGGTGTTGAGGATATAGATGTCCGCGTCTAGCTGCTCGGTGGTCGCCTGCATTGTCGGCTCAACCGCCGCCAGCTTCGCCACGTTTGCAATCACATTGTATGACGCCACACGCTGCGCGATTCGCTCACCCTTCTGCGGGCTGTCTATCTTTTCCAAGGCTTCGGCGGATGCTTGAGCGCAGACCTTGCGGACAATGGTGAGATGCTTCTTCGCCACATCCACCGCCCACTTGTTGCCGTCCCATGCGACCCAGCCCATGCCGCCCACAACGTATCGTATATCCGAAACGTGTAGCCGAGCAACGCGCTGCGCGAGAGCAATGTCGCTATACTCAACCGGCGTTTCACCCGCCGACGCTACCATGCCGAAGTCTTCGTCGCTGAAGTCCGTCACATCGAACTCATCGACCTCGCGCTTGTAACCAAAGGTCGCAGCCTTACCGGCCAGCCAGTCCCAACCCAACTCATAGGGCGGGTGCATACGACCGAAGTCTGCTTCGATAGTATCGAGCGAGTTCACCC